TATGCAATGCTTCTATAGTCATTTCCAAGGCGGTTACGGCTGCCTGTGATAACTGCCGGATCCTGGGCATATTCATTTTGACGGTTGACTTAACCTGCATCAGATTACCTCCAAGGTACAAAAATTGACAGTTCCGTCTGGGTTCCGGTTCTTGCTTCCTTGCTGTATACGCCTCTCTTCCCCAAAAACAGTAACGGTACCACCGCTTAAGGAAGGAAAGTTAGGAGCAATGTCCCCCGGGAACATGGCTGTTCCGGTAATCTGGACCAGTTTCTTTTCTACTGTGAAGATTGTTTTTCCCTTATCCTGGAAATTGCACTTCAAGTCCAGGTCTGCCATATACTTAGGTTCTCCCAGGTTGTTAGTTTCTTCACTTTCCAAGTGGACCTTGATATCGGTCTTAAACATGGGTATTTCATAGGCTCACCTCGCTAACCGGCAACACAGGCCCGTCTGGGACAGCAGAGCGTACACATCACGCATCATGGCAATTCCCTTGTCAGTAAATACATTCCAGGAGCTACCAAACTGCGCCGATACACCATTGATACTGTAATAGGACAGGATTGTGCTAATCTCGTCAGCGTTCTCATGCTCAAAATCAGCCTGTAAGCATACCACTTCCTGAATGGCATCCTTCTGAAATTCCGTCAAAGAGGAAATTCCCCGGCCCACGATACGGTTGTAGGTCAGGGAATCAATGTGCCGGCTAGCTTGACGAAGCGCTCTTTCCCGCTCTTCCTCCGGAACTATGCTGCCTTTATAGGTTTCTTTATAATACTCTGGTGTAACATAGGAAACGTAGGCCATATTACTCACCAGCTTTCTGGTTGCTAGCTCTTCCTTTCTTTACTTCCTTATTGAGTTCTATTTCCGAGCCTTCCTCTGCACTTTCAGGTTGCCCTTCTGGATTTTCCTCTACTGGATCTGCTTCTGGTTCTTCCGGTAGCTCCTCTACCTCATAACCATGACTGCGAAACCAATTCAACAGGTGGGGATTGCTTGTGTCTCCCACACCATTACAAAAAGGCACACTGGCAGACATACCAGTGTACTGTTTATTTGGGGCATATACTTTCATAGACAAATCCTCCTTATTTCACTTTGATATTACGGAATGTACCAGCCGCTTTGGAAGCCTTTAAGGCAATGGCCGCATTCATTTCCACTTCACCGGTCTTTACTGCTCCAGAGGTAGTGAAATCAGGAAGCCAAGTCTGCACCGGTGCCACCCCCGCAAAGGACACCCCATGGAGTCCGTCAAGCGCCAGTCTTGCGGCAAAGAGGGAAGTGGTTCCTTTTGTTGCGTCAATGTCCACTACTTCAGTATTGGTTCCGGGCTTTGCCCCTAAATCCACGAAAGGAATGTTTCCATATGACTCTACACTGGTTCCCCAGTCAGTCTTTGTAACCTGATACATGGACGCGCGTCTTGCACAGGCTCTTAATTTAGAAATCAGTTTAGTATTGCCGGCAATGAAAGATGGTTCCCCATCAAGCCCACGAAGAAACTCGTCTAGCATATCCAGGAAGTACTGAAAATTGTCTGTTACCAATTGGGACGTGGATAAATCAATGACTGATGCTCCGGTATTATACTCCGTGGAGCTTCCAGTCAGTGCTTTGTCTAGTCCATCAAAAGCGCTGCTGTCCACTGCGCTGTCACCGTTAATAAACGTATCATTAAATAGTGCCTGCGCTGCCTTGATCTTCTGGGACTGCTGTAATTCCACCTCAGATACAATGCCTCCCATATTGGCGATAACACGGTCGATCTGATAGGATCCACCAAATAACTTGATATCAACGGAATGACGCTCCTTGGTCACCTCATGAGGTGTATACTCCTTGTTAATCTCACGAAACTGCGCCGTAGGCTGTGTTTTTAGTCTGGTGTAGGAATAAGTAGGGGTTGCACCGCCTCCAGTTGGGGAAACGGCATCATCAAAGGTGATATGATCCAGGATCCAGTTGGATTTTCTGAATTCATCAATCACCCCGATCTGCAGGTCGTCCTGCACATTTTTCTTTGATTCTTCTAACGTAATAGCCATAATTTTTTAGTCTCCTTTAAATTTATTTGGATGGCATCTGAGCCTGAAGCTTTGCTTCAATAGCTGCTTTCATATCTACCTTACCATCATCTGTTTTGGTTGTTGTCTGGGACTGTGAACCCGAAGCTCCAAGCGGACGGAAGCCCGTATTCTTTGGGGGCTCTGCCTTTTCTTCCTTAAATAGAAATGGTTTAGATTCCTTTACAGACTTCAATTGCTCCTCTAAGCCAGTGACCTTTCCATCATCAGAAAGGATCAACTTTGATTTATCAAACAGACCAGATACCAGTTCTGCATCTTGGGCCGACTCACCAAGGGCCAGTTTAATGGCAGTAGAAAGCTTGAGGTCTTTCATGTCTGCTTCGTTCTTCTCCATTGCTGCTTTGTTTTCTGCCTGTAAAGTCTCAATCTGCTTCATTAACCCTTCATTGTCTCCGCTGTTCTTTTTCAAGTCTTCCAGTTGTTTGTCTCTGTCCCTAATATCCTTTTCTAACTGACCCTTGACCTGATTGGCCGCCTCAAAATCTGTTTTAGTAACATAAGACTCCAGCTCCTTTTTAGACGCTTCCGCGGCTTTTGTGGCCTGTTCCTCACTGATTCCGAGTGCAACAAAATCTTCTTTTTTCATGATCTCATCCTTTCTATGCAATAAAATAGCGCCCAGGCAATCCTGCACGCTTACTAACTATATCTTTCAGTAGGAAGCTTCACCCCGCCTCCCAGAGGGAAATAATCGGATTACCTATCCTTTTATTTTTATTTTTCCTTACTCCACTTATCAGCCTTATCCTTATATTGTTTCTGGTTTTCAGGGTCTAAAGAATATTCCGATAGCCTTTCGTACTTCACGACCTGGCGCTTAGCGTATTGCTGATCCTGATCTTTCTTATAAGATCTTTCAATACCTTTCAGCTCATCTTTTGTCCAAGTATCGTCTGCTGTGGATATGCCCGGAAAGTATGTAGTATGACCATCTTTGCATCTAGGGTGATAAAGCCCCCGTGCCATTGCTTTGCTCATAAGTGGATATGGGCCATCAGATGCCTTTCCACCAGACCATACATCGTCAATTAAGACCTTTCCCACAAAGAGTAGGCACTTAGGACAGGGATTTCCACGCTTGTTTACTATAACGGTGCTTATTCCCCATTCCTGACGTTTCTCACCCTCCCCCTGCAGGTAGGCTCGCTTACTGGCCGTCCTAATAGCCATGTCTGCATAGTCAGAAAGAGTATGGCGAGCTCCGTTTTTATACTCTATACAATCAAGACCACGGGACAGCATATCCTTAGTAGCCATATCAACAGCCTTTTCATAAGTGCCGGCCCCAGAGTTGGCATACACCTGGGCGTTAAAGATAGCTTTCCTATACTGATCATTCGCTCTGCGCAGGATTGCGTGTTCCGCTTTCTCCATATCCTGGGTAGTTGCTTTGATAAGAGCTTCCAGTTTTCGGGTATTCAACTTAAAAAACTCCGCTTGTGTGGTGGCCGATGCTGGCTTATAACTTTTAAATCCGTTTTTAATAGCACGGAGAATTTGCACTTCCTGCTCTGTGCCGCCCTTCTGACGGGCTTGCCAAATTAGTTCTCCTATCTGAGCGTTGATACTCTTAAATTGTCGGCTGTATTTCTTTTGATTCTCCAGTTTATACTTCTCTAAAGCCTTAAGCTGTTCAACCTGCCACATGGACCACTCATATCCCTCTTTAAGTTCTTCGGCCCGGTGGCGGTCCATATTGCGTATCATGGAAGATATTAGTTCCTGTTCTATGGCTTCAAAGGCATTATCTATCTTACTCATACAATCACCTGCCGTTTGATAGAACTTTATAGCCCTGGGCCTTAAACTGCCGCGTCAATTCCTTCAAACGGGTAATACTCTCGCACTTATCGCAACGAAGTTCTGCATACCCGTTTTTCTCAATGGCATAAATACCAAAGGGGACTTGATCACTTGCCACCTTCAGGAGCCCCTTGTACTCCGTCTGGCTCATTTTGTACAGGCGGTTCATTACCTTGACTTTCATCTATCCTCACCCCTTCCGTATTTAGTTCAGGTTCTTCCATTTCATAGATGCCCTGCTCCAGTTTAATCCTTTTGACTTCTTCTGCCTTTTCATCTTCCGACAAGGTATCTCCATACATCTCATCTATGGATTTTTCTATGCTCATCACTCCACTGGTTCTGGCCTTGCCGACCGTCTCCACTACAGCATCAAAGCCAGGGGCTGCATACTCTCCGAACTTTACGGAAACCTCATATTCTCCAGGAGCCTTTTCCTGCATCTGGTCATAAGTCATCATAACCTTTCTGACCAGCTCAGGAAGAACTTTACCCAGCACCTTAACCAGCGTTCCCCTGGTGTGAGTGGTGATCTTCTCCTTTTCCCTTTGACTATCTGCATTGTCCGTCTTTTTCAGATCAATACCAAGAGTGGCCGGGGAAATGATTCCCTGCAGGACCAGATCCAGAAAGGAGGTATAGCTGTTTAGATACGCTTCATAGGATATCTGAGGCTGGACCACCTCAATTTTATCACTGTACCCCTCTTTCTTCACGGCTCCAATGGCTATGTAATCGTTATCAAACTCATTCGGCTCAATGAGCTGTCCTGTATTGGGATCTCTGGGAACCATATCTTCTGGAATATACCGGTTCACCCGTCCTTTTCTCACGGCATCAAGCCACTGACTTATCACCTCGTCCAAAGCGTCCAGATCGTCCGTCTTTCCCTCAAATAGCGCTTTGCCTCGTCCCTTCCACTTACTTGATGTGAAGAAGATAAGGGGTACGGCCATAATGTAATCCCCATCGTAAGCGGTATCTTCATAGATTGCTGTTTCCGGAAGAGTATTAAGTTTGACTTCCTCTCCTCCATCATCAAACAGCTTGTAAGTTACATACCCCTTTCCGTAGGTTTCTTCCAGGCGGTATTCCTTTGTCTCATTATTTGGGTAAGGGTATGCAGTGGAAAAGACAATCTCAATTAATCTGCCTCGTTGGTATTTATAATCCACATGATCTGCCTCACAAAACTCTATGATTGGATAATTGCTAACTGTATCAAGGCTTATTTTAAAGGCGCCATCTCCAGCAGATAGGGCACCGGCCACCGCTTCACCCAGGAGGCCATCAAAGTTGTTATCCTCAGCAATTTCATCCCATAATTCCTTTAAAGGTTGATTGTCTCCCTTTTCCCCGAAACTGATATCATTTAGATCCGAGGTTATAATGTCCTTGAACCGATCCACAACGATTCCCACAATGCCGGAATGTATTTTCCTTACTTTCCGGAAAGGGACGGAAGCCCAGAACCTTGCTTTAAATACATCACAGTAAGCTGTCTGTTTAAAGAACTGTTCTAACTCTGACGGATCTCCACGGTACCATATTTTATTCTTTAAGACATTTCCTTGAAAGGAAAGCGGTTCCTTTATAACCACCTGCCTCTCCTTTGCTCGCACAACCTTGAGCAACTTGAAATACATATCCTTAAACCAACCCACTTATGAAGACCTCCTTCCTGTTCCAATTTTCACTTCGTATGGCAGCCATGCGTACTGCACACTGTTTACCATGTGATCGTTCTTATCCTCCGGGGTGTTATCCTTTTTCTCATTCCAGCTATATACTTCAAGTTCCCGGATATAATTGGTGCAAGTATCCACGATATAGAAACAGGGCTTTGTTCCTGCATCGGCAAACCAGTTTAACTGATTGATGATACGGTCAATAATCTGTTCTTTCTTCCAGGCGTCATTAAAATTATAGACACAACCATTCAGACGCTTGTATTTTAAAAGCTCTGTAATGGTTGCCTGATCTGCAGAGTCGATAAAGGTATCTCTGGCAAATCCCCATTCATTCCGGTTGCGATCAAGGAAATCAATAAAGTTACGGACCGTATCTGTAGGGGCCAGAGGTATTCCCAGATCTGCATTGTTGTATACCTTTTCATCAAGTACATAGCCGTTTCCAAGATTTGTAATACCTAGAAAGCTCATGGAAATGGTATCCGGGGACTTCTGAGAATAGGACGTATCCAGTCCAGCAGAAAAGTGTACAAACCATTCTTTTTGACCCCGGTCATTTTGATTCCGGATAAACTGCCTTGCGTGTTCCTTCGTTACCACATGCTTCTTACGGTCAAAATTACTAAAGATCAAACCGGTTGCCTTACCCCTTAAGCCCTGAATCTTGTTTTTCCAGATCTTCGTGCCTTTTGGAGTATTCCGGATAATGTTCTCCAGTTTCTCCTTTGGCAGACCTAAATTATGGGCAAAAGAAAAGAACCAATGTACCCAGCCGGGTTTTGGTTCCTCTCGTAATTCTTCCAGTATTTCTTTCGGTGTCTCATCCTGCCACTCAGGAAGTGGACGTGAGCAGTTAATATACTCCTTATAGACTGGCAGATTAGGATCATCAGGGTTAAGCGTTCCCATCAGATAATCACAACGCATGGCCGACTCTCTCACAAACTCAATATCAGCCGTGTTGATCTCATCTATGTATAGGCAGCCGTACTGACCACCCAGGGCTTTCTGCCACTTCTTCTTGTCACCATAACCCATAACATAAATTACCTTGTCACCAGACGAGGTATGAAACAGGATATGTGGTATTTTATCGTCTTTGGTTCCGTTGCCGTTGTACTCTGCCAGAATCCCAAAATCATCTACAATGCCTAGATCCTTGTTAATGATGTTCTTCTCTGCGGTACCGGTATCCTTGGCTGATATGATGTGAAGCTTTTTAGGACTCTCTGCCACCTTAAGCATGAACTTAAATAGCCCTACCGTTGTTTTCCCGGCAGCAGTTGTCCCCTCCAGGAATTCCACCGGGGCATTACATTTAAGAAAAGCCCTATACTTCTCTGATAGAAGCAGACGTTCGTTGCTCATTACCCATCACCGCCACGCATCTGCTTAATCATATCATCAAGTTTGGTTTTCTCGGTTTCCAGGGTACCGGATATCTCCATCTTATCTTTCCACATTCCCAAGTGCCTGCCAATCAACTCCAGAGCCTTGCCTTTATCATTCAGTTTGATTTCAATACCGTTGGCCCCTTCCTTGATTCCGGCAATAGCTCCCATCTTATCCCCTGGCATTTCATCTGTAGACTTGACCTGTACTGCTTTATAGGTCCCTTTGTTTTCAATCGTAACAAAATCAGTGACATCCGCAAAGCCAATCTTTGCAAGCTCCTTTATAACCATGTCCTGGGTGATCTCAGTGCGTTTTTCCCGGTCTTTCATGCGTTTCTCAATATAACTCGCAACGTTAGCATTTGTTAGCATTCGGCTGCTGTTCGCTCTGGCAGTTTCATCTTTCTTAATCTTGGGGTACGCCACCTTGTAAGCTCTGCTAGCATTAAGATCAATCAGGTATTCATCTGCAAATATTTTCTGTTTGGCTGTTAATGCCATCAGTCTCACCTCACCTTCCAATCTGGCTAATTTTTATAATAAAATGGCACTCGCCACGACTGACGAATGCCCATAATATCTAATAAAATCTATACTTATTGCTTGACTTACACGTAAATACGTGGTATAATTAAGTTACATTAAAGGAAAGGAGAAGTCGATGGGTAAACGAAAGAAAAAAGAGAACTTGCTCAACCAGATAATCAAAGCAATGGTAGCCGCCGCCGCTTTAATTAGTGCAATAGCACAGTTGATACAAGCTCTCAAATAATCAATCAGGGGGAGAGAAATCTCCCTCCTACAAAGATATTACCACATCGACTATACAAAATCAATGAAGTTTGACACGCTACTCCTCATATTCACAATCGTTTTTGCCTTTGGGACTGACTGGTCCATTCCAGCCTGCATCCTGGTTATGTGTTGCTCTCTTTATGTGTTATTCGTTACGCTCCCAAAAATATGGAGGCTACATCGTGAGATTAAAGCAAATAAGAAATAGTAGGGGCTTAAGCCTTCGTGCATTATCAGAAATAAGTGACGTCCCCCAACGCACCATAGAAGATCTGGAACGTCGGGACGATGGACGGGTATCAACCTTAATCAAATTGGCTGATGCCTTGGGCGTTACCCTTGACGAGCTATGCAGAAACGAGGCGGCTAAGTAAGCTGCCTTTTCTCATTCGTTTGTTTTGGATATAAAAAAGAGACGGGGTTGGCCGCCTCTTAATATTGTTTTTTCGCTGCGTGAGTTGGATGTTCTCCGTATTTACGCAACTCCATATCCTTTGGTGGGGTTCTTTGAGTAAACGCCCGTGTTCCAATCTCCGCCAACGATTTTTGTTGCTGCTGGGGAGTAGTTTTCTGGTTGCACCGCTTAACTAATACGCTCATCATATTATCCCTCCTTGCGCTTTAAATAAATCCGGAACATTTTCATATAAATGTCGTGTATAATTTAATATGGTTTTAATCAGGGTTTTCTTTAAGCATTCATCAGTTGGAATTTTAACCTCATTCTTACTGTCCAGTGCAACGATAGCAACAATTTCATCACAATCGTTGTAAATTGGACATACTAAGCTAAATTTCAAATCGTTTGTCTTGCTAATTTGATAACCGTTGAGACCATAATTTGTGCTATTGGTATTCTCTAAATCGTCAGCATATATCATTTCATGTTGATCATAACAAGCACCAACTAAACCAACTGTATTCGGGCTTACCTCGAATTTTAAATTATCAG